AATCATGAAGTTCTTTGCCGGTCATGGTTTTAGTTAATGTCTGATCCTGCAAGTGATCGATAAATTCGATGATTAGTTCGGCATGATCCTGATCCAGCATATGTTGCACTTCAAGAGTACAAAATATCCCATCCCATGCCTCGGCTCTTTGCGTCGCACTTAATTTTGTCAATCGTTCGTCGATTAACTTCATCGTCTCGATCGGTTGCACTTGCCCGACTAAAGTCTCTGGCGACATGTTCAGTGCACGGATAGCAGACGGATACAGGCTATTGATGTCTACTGCCCCAACATGATCGCGCAAACCCTTACGCGGTTGAGCAACATAGGCTCCGACGACCGGAGAAGTGGTATCTTCATCATCGTCATCATCTGCTACTACTGCACTATCAGGGATTTCATCATCGTCTGAATCATTTTCTGACTCACGTGGTTTGCGATCCGGCACGACGCGATCAAGCGCATGCATTTCGTTGATAATCGCTTGCTCAACAAGAGCCACCGATCCCATCGTCGTTTTCAATAAAACGCAGTTGGCATGGGCAATCTGGTTGGCTAGTTCGATGAACTTGTATTTCTGATCGATCTTGACCATCAACATGACATCTTGACGGTTATATTCGATGAATTTGGCTAAATCTTTTTTATACAGATCATCGAGAGTTCCATCATACGGCGTTTTGACATCACCAACATCGGCTTCAGCGATGGCATTGAGCGCATAAGACAGTCTTTGTTGCGTATTGTGCTTGCGATACAGCTCGATGTAATCAAGATGTACTCGCCCAAACAAGTCGTAAGTCGTTAACGGCCGTCCGAATTTATCGGTGTAATCGCGTTTCTTCGGTAAGTAATTCCAAAGACAGAAACGTCGAGTATCATTTGCGCTGAGAATTTTCCCGACGCGATTGACCAGATAGGGGATATCATACGAACTTGAATTCCACCCGGCGACGCAATCAACGTCTTCAATGCCATCCAAGAACGCATTCAGAAGGTCGCTCTCACGATCGAACATGAAGGTGTCATCAAACCCTGCGGCAATCGCTTGAGCGGCTTGTAGGGTCTTTGTAGGCGGACACAGCACATAGCTGATCAGTTTCTGGTCAGCGGATCGATACAGAGAGATGGCAGTGACAGCATTGAACGGATCATGCGGTGGGGCAAAACCTTTGATCGGATGGAAATCCGCCTCGATGTCGAAGAACCCGACATTCAGTGTCGGAACATCGGCCCCCATATAATTGTCCGCCAGATAGCGGAATACTGGATTGATGTCAGACTCAAAAATGCGTCGCCCGAGACGCTTCTGTTCGTTTAGCGCGCTGCGGAATTTCAAACCTGATGATGTGGCGACTCGTTTGCAGGCGTGTCCGAAGATCGATCGATGTGCACCACTTTGATCTTCATAATAAAAGACATAATTTGCAGGAACTTGAAGTAATTCACGTCGTCCATTTCGACGTTCAGCAATGAATATTTGATCACTCTTGCGATCCAGCACAGCATCAATATAGCTCAAATACTCTCTCCTCTGATTGTCCGATATTACTTATGCGGACAGAGGAGAGTCAAAACCACAAAAAGCGATTGCAGAGATCGATTACGGATTTCTGCCTTGACAGGCAAAATCATCCGCCATAAGCAGGTGACGAAACGGCAGTCCGTCGTGCAGACGGTTTAAAATACAATCTGTAACGGATGCAGCGGTGTTTTCCGCCGTACAGGCGGGTTATGGTACGATCGTATAATCTCGGAAGGTGGGAGTGCCTTTGAATGGTTTGGTCGTCACTCGAACATATAGGCCAAAATGTTCATCAGACACTTGTGCAGTTGCCGTAAAGTCATGCAGTCGGCACGTGTCATCGTCACACATGCCGCTGCTATCATGTAGAATCGGCACGCTCAATTTCCGAATGAATTGATCGCCAGACTGCACATACAAATGCCAATTTTGATCCGTTTCACCTTGCCCTGTATAACCTGGAGTTGTGACGACGATCATACCGAAATAGCCGGCACTAATAACCTGAATATTTGGCGCTTTGCCAAATCCGCCTTCTTCTGCGACCTTCGGTGAGCCAGCATTAATCGTCCAGCCTTTGTCGGTTTCAAGCAAATCAGCCATGCCAATGTAAGCCCCATCCGCATGAGACGGATCAGACGGCTCAGCAGCGATGACCAAACCAACATGATGCCGACTAAATCGATCAAGCCATGACAACCTGCCTTTGACAGTCAAAAGGCAATCAGGCTGACATAATGGAAACGCCGGACCAGATAGCGATTTGCCGTCGTACAAATCACCCATGAGATTATTGTCACTGCCTAAGTCGTGTAGCGGAAATCGATCGGCACCAGGAAATGACGTAGGTTCGCCAGCTTGAGCAGAGCCAATGGCTGCAAGCAAAGCTAGAACATGAGTAAATCGCATTCACACATCTCTCAAAATGCCCTGAGTAAATTACAAAGTTCTAGACGCTGACCAGTTGAGATCGATTATGTACGTTTTTGAAGTTTTCAATTTTGATTCGTTTGAATCCGCACAAATGCAATCCAAATGGTCTTCGTCTAGAACTTTCTGATTTGTCCGTTATATTTCTTGACTCGGATTCGTGTAAAATCAACAAGATCTGATCAAATCATCCAAATTTCACGAAGTTCTAGGTGATGACCGGTTTAAGGCAGTTATGCATGGATCTGCCGTTTTCTGATTCGTTTTGTCAGAAATCTGTCAAATCGACTCAAACAGGTCATTGTCTAGAACTTAGAAATCCTTCAGTTGTTGCAGAGCGGCTTTCATCCGACGAAGGCATTCCATTTCGTCAAATTCAATATCGATGGCTTCACGCAGGCTGGTAAAGGATTCGCCATGCCAAGATACATCGATATGGGTCACTTCGTGCTTGGCATAGGTCATAAGTCGTTTGAGATCACGACGCTTCGATACGAGATAATCTAATTTGCCTTCGGCATTCACCGGTCGCAGACAGAACACATGACCGCCGTCTTGGTCATGGCACATGGCTAATTTGGCTTCAGAGAATAAAAATCCAACCGCATAAGGTATGCTTGTCTTTCCAAGTGAGTTCAGCGCGACTTCGATCGTATAGCTGACCGCTGTCTGCCAGAGCAGCAAAACGCGGAGGATATTGCCGCCTTTGCGATAGGGCCGATCGCCATAAGGCCCATACACGATTTGCCAGCTACGCGGATCATAGGCTGGAATGTTTTTCCGCATGGCGGAACTTTCTGCTTCATCAAAGATGTAGATGTCGCCAAAAGTTTTCTCAAACCACGAGTCAAAGGATTGGACTTCGGTATAGGTTACTTCACTGAAATCGTCATCCTTGACGTCGTTGGACGTAAACGCTGCCAGATCAGGCGTTTTATCGGCAATTACAACTTGATTTTGTAGGCTTTGACGCTTGGTCTTCTGATCAACCTGCTTGGCACGAACGACTTTCATGCCGCCAGCCCGATGCACGGTCGTATGTTTACCAAAGCGTGAATTCAAGGCATCTGACGTATTGATCGACAATTCGCGCAAGAACCGTGCGAGCACTTGGGCATAGATTGAGCGCAATCCATCACGATTGGCGGTCAAGACATTGCGCGACATCGATGGGTCAAGTTCAACCAACACTTGGGCATTGGCTTCGGTGCTCGATGAAAACATCGACACGCCATTCACCCGGATGATCACACGCTTGGATTTGTGGCTCTTGTTCACCCAGACTTTAGCGAAAGCCTTTCCATCGGAAACCAGATCACGCACATGGCGACCAGGATAAGCCGATTTATTGCCGATACGCTGACCGTTGACGGTCACACGTGCCGGGATACGGCTCTCGGTCAGAAAGGTCTCTAACGCGTTTTGCATGGTCGTCAGGCTGTAGCCATCGACTTCGATGATCAATTTGCAGCCTTCGGTATGGACATGATCCAGCACATCGTAATGACCGCCGCGACCGACCACTTCATAGTCTTGCGATAGGATACGATACGCTTGCATCGCAAAACAGGTCAGAATGCGAGCCCGACCCATGCCGCCGATCTTGGTTGGATCTTGATCCTTCGTGCTGTTGCCGATTTGGAAATAAACATTTTCCAATACGTCTCGGCTCATACCAGGACCGTTGTCAGCAAATGTCAGTTGCACGAAGCTGCCATCGGCTGAATCGGTCAGTCCGATATCAATGGCGGTAACCGCCTGATCAATGGAATTTTGAAACAGTTCACGCCATACAGCGACAGGCGGATTGCTGTAGGCTTGTTCACGCTCTTTCTTCCAGAAGGTCGGTGAGATCTGAACCTGCGGCATGCAAACTCCAAAACGACAATGAGCATATAATACCAGTTTTTAAAAATTTGTCAAGTGAGAGAGTTCATCAGTTCTGACCATAAATAACAGCCAATAAGCATGGCTTTAATTCTCGTGGATGATCCTTGGTTTGCTTTTCCGCATAAGTCGAAATCACCAGTACAGGTGTATATCGGTGACTGTTTGACTGTGCTGGCTGAGCGGAGAACGGCTGGTATGCATTATGACGCGATCGTCACTGATCCGCCGTATGAATTGAATTTGCATAACAAGGCATGGGACAACACTGGCATCACATTTTCGCGTGAATTGTGGACGTTATTATTTGATGTGCTCAAACCGGGCGGTTTTGTTGCTGCGTTCAGTGCGCCGAGACTATATCATCGCATGGCGGTAGCGGCTGAGGATGCCGGATTTACCATGTATCCTTTCTTGGTCTGGAACTATGATAGTGGAGTTCCAAAGCCGGCAAATGTCTCAGAATTATTTGATCGTGATGTGCTCACTGAGCGTGAGATCATCGGCTATAAATCTGGTTCTGGGTACACGCAAGCCAATGTTGATCAGGGTGCTCAGAACCGATCTAAGACAAAATTTCCGGTTTATGCCCGACATGTTTCAGCCGAAGCGAAGCAATGGCAGGGGTATTATTATGGGGTTAATTGCTTAATGCCCAGTCTTGAACCGATCATGCTGGCGCAAAAGCCGATTGATCAGCCGCGCACGATTGATAATCTTCGCGTGTGGGGCACCGGAGCATTGAATTTAGGTGTGCTGCGAGATCGCTACGGCAAATGGCCGAATAACATTCTAAAGCATGACAAAGCACGCAGAATAGATCATCAGTCGGATCACCCGAGCGTCAAGCCAGTGCCTTTACTGGAAGATATCTGTGCGTTGGTCTGTCCATCGGATGGTCATATTATTGATCCGTTTGCTGGCACTGGCACAACCGGCATTGCCACGCAACGTGCAGGTTTTAACTGCACGTTGATTGAGAACAATCCAGCGATGAAATCAGTCATCGTCAGGCGGCTTGGTTTGGACGAGCGGGTGATTTCGTCGGTCGGAGCATCGGAATACGGCCCATTTTCCGAAGGATGTTGAACTTACTTTTGATGCTGTTGCTGTTGACCGGTCGATCAAACCGGAGCGTGCATTCCTGCGCCAGTTGATTATCGGTTTTGTACGGATCAGCGAGATGCAAATTGACCAAAAATTCGATGTCTTCTTCGCTCCATTTATATTGTTGTGGGGGTTCAATCACTGGCATATCGCGCAATTGTTGCACTGCCCAAGCCGGAAACTTTTTATCTTTCCGCCAAGACTGCAAGAGACTGACGGTGAGCAACGGACTTTGTGGGTTGATTGTATGCAATTTTAGGCTATAAGCGGCCCAATGCGTTTGTGTCCCATTGAGCTTGCCGAATTTGTCGAAGATGATGTCCATCACTTCGTTGTAGCTGTACCAATCTTTCGGAATTTGATGATTAGTTGGTTGATGACCTTCACGCAGTTCTTGCAGTTCTTTTTCAACCTGTGCGTGTTTAACTTTGAGCAGCGCATATTCAGCCTCAAGACTGATTTCCTCCGCTCGCATCTGCGCAATTTGTTGTTTCAGATCGTTGATTTGACGATTAACAGGAGTTGATCGTGAGTCTGCGTGAATCTGCAAAATACGAGATGGCATCTCGGTTTTGCAAATCCGACGCAAACCCTCGACGGTCTGCATGATATCAATTTGATCAGTACTCTGATGGGCAAGTCGGTCAACGATTGTTGCCAGCCTGCCGCAAACCACACCGACATCCATGAAATGGCATCCATACAAAATGGTGTAACCAGCGGTTGTTACCTTAGTTAAAATCCAGACACAAATCAAACACTAATCTGTGATATTTTTTTACAAGATTTTTCGTGCACGCGGACGCTTTTTCGGCAAACGATCCTGTCGCCGCAGACGATCAAGCGCCCCTTTGATCGCATTTTCTCCGATAGGTCGATTAAAATGTTGTTCGCAAAGATGGGCCAATGTTTGATTGGATTGCAACGGATCAGCGGTATAGAGCGAGATCAGATAGGCTTCATTCTCCTCCGTCCACGGCACGCCACTCAGTCCGGTCCGTTCGGGGAAATGCAAGCGCTCAATTTGTTCGACTGCCCAATCCGGCACTTGATCGCGGTTTTTCCATTTTTGTAGAGTTTCGTTCAAGACTGGTGTGCAACCAGGTGTTTGTTGAGTTGCAATGATATAATCGGTTCGCCAGCCATATGATCGCCGAAGACGACGCAACAGAACGAACATGAACTGTTCCATCGTGTAATAATTATTCACCGGCTGGATCGTACGGTTTGTGATGTCGTGCAGTTGCACGCGCAACTTCTCTAGTTCAGATTCTAACTCGGCTTTCTCTTGAACTAATTCGATCACCTGCTGTTGCAAGTGCTCAATTTTATCTTCCAGCGACTCAATATCCCTTTGACCGGCAATCGCAAGGTAACGTAATGTCACGGAAGGAGCACTGCCATTGAGCACACGTCGCACATTTTCGCAGGCCAGTTTGATATCATCGGCCGATGTTCGTTCATCAACGATGCGGTCAACCTCAGCAAACAAGTCTATCTGGACCTCCATTTCGAATGCCTCCGCGTCGCAGCTTTTTTCTGCGTAAAGTTTCAGCCGACACCAAGTGGTTTGTATGTCATGGCTGTGAAGGGGATGCAACGGATCAATTGAACCGATCCATCCCCCAACACTTTACGCGTGTCCGGTCATGTGGATAATTTCTTCGATCACATCCATCTCTTCTTTTTTATCTGCTAACGAATTTTTAAAGATGATGTTCAGTGATGCATTGAGCTTGGCCGGTGCCAAGCCAAATTCTTCTGCTAGAGATTTCGTTACGTCCTTCAAACCACCTTTCATATCTTCAATTTGTTGAAGTACTTTCAAGCCTTCATCAATATAATTCTTGAACTTGTTACGATCTTCAGGGGAAATAGAACCCAGTCCAGCCATAATAATCATCCTCAAATGAACTGTGCTAATTGCAGTGCTAATTGCACGCTGATTAATATAGATCGACAGTTTGTCCTAATCAAGTGAAGTAATCGGCCATGTCATCCAAGCGCGCGATTGTTTTGCTTGATATAACGCATCCGGTTTTTTCAACATTAATGCGCGCTCGCCGCGCTCGATAGCCTGACGGACAAATTCTTCGAACAGTTGGTTTCCAGCTTTGCTATCCAAATCAACTTCTACCTGTGGCACTACACGAATCAAACGCGACGCGGAAAAAACCCCGGATGTCTGAAGCTGTTCAAGTATCCGGCGCCGTTGCTGTTGCGTCTTGTTAGATGATTTCGCGCGAAAATCCTCTAACTGTATGATGTCGAATAACAGATACTCGCCACTGCCCGTGATCACACCGTCAAGTACAATCGAAGCCGTCAAGTGTGCTGCGATCAGACATAATGGCTGCAACAACTCAACAGGCAGTTCATAGGACATACCCTTTGTGTCGTAAGACCAAGCAGATTTATCAAGCACTGTGATACAGCGTTTTCCGGCTATATCGACATCAATGAGATAGTGCCCGGTTTGCGGACGATCCAGACATCGAGTTGCCATCTGACAGCGAAATTGGGGGATTTGAAAAGCCTCTGCGGCTGAGCCAAGGCGTTTAAGAACTTTGTTCATGACCGTCTGATCAATGACTCGCAGATCTTTTAACAATACACGACGATATAATTGATTCCACGTCACAGCATGACAGGTTTCAGCGGCTTGATTGATAGCCGCTCGTGCCGTATCACCACTTAATTTTCGTGTTCGCAAATCATTACATAATTGCAGAAAACTCTCGCATGTCAGCGATCCCGGATCGCCGTCATCTTCGAGAATTTCAGCCACTTTCTTGATGCCAAAATTGATAAATGGATCCATCGCTAGCCGCACAAGTATAAAAAACTCGCGACAGTTCTGTCCATAGGCGTCTAATAATATTTGTTCTTTGCGTTGGCGAGATGGCGCCACCGCCAATTGTTGAATGACGTCAATAGCACGCATCGGCTATTTATCTGCCTAAAAAGCTACGATTTTCGGCGCACCGTGCAATATTTTATCAAGTTCATCACGTTGAATGACGACATAACCATGGTTGTTTAACATCGAGACCAGTTTTTGCGGCCAATCAAGATCGGCTGTTTTATATCGTTCAGGGAGTTCATCCCAAGGTCGGAGCAACGGATGAGTCTTTTCGGTGGCATCAAACACAGCCCCGTAGCGCCATCCGGCGTTGCTACGTTCATGCAACCAATCTTCGTGCTGCTGACGCGCAAATGCTAAACACAATGCAAGATGTTGATTTGCGTCGAGGGGAATGGTTGCCTCATCGCGCGCTCGCAAACGCGTTTCATTGGTTTCTACATCAAAATCTAAATCCGGCTGTTTAGCAGCGAATTTTTCAACAATCGCATCTACTTCGGAAGGATGCAGATCGCGGGTCAACGGCACAAGATAAGCATGGCCATGATCCGTGACCTGATGAACCAATCGCGTGACATGACGCACGTCATCATCATCCTGAACCGGAATAGGATTGATAATGCCGGACGGTGCTTTTGATGAAACAGCGTTGAACCACGCTTTAATGGACGATTTATCAAGCGCATCATCAGTCATTAGTTTTATAAAACGATCCATTCGGTCTCAACGCTACTGCTTCGCTTTATTTAGAGATGGTCAATAGTTCAACAAGATGCTATCGACCGAACCGAGACTGCATACTTGCTGTGGGATTGAGGATGTATAGCCAAGGTAGGTGCGATCGACAATCGCGCGGACCCAAATCGCATTGCAAACAAAATTAAACCCTGTGGTTGATGTCTCGCCGGTTCCACCAAAGCAGTTGGTCGTCACAACCGACCGTGGATATTGCCAATATAAAACATTATTGGGCAAGACAGAAAACCAATCAATCGCTGTGGGATTGGCGGCTAGTGATGCTTGTACGCTAATCTGACCGGTAAAATTTGAGACCTTGATCGACACACTGTGTAATCCAGCGGTCGGTCCATACCAGCCAGCGCCTCGCATCGGCGTGCCAGTGAAAAGAGTCAATTCGCCGATGGGCTCGATTAAATTAATGCTACCGCGCATCAATTATTTAGTTCGCTTTGAGACTTTCCCGTAGCCACGGCGGAACGGCTAAGCCGCGATGATCATACGGCCAAGTCCGCAATGATTGAGCGCGTGTGCGACCCTTCGATAGCAAGCGATAATATGTGCCACGTCCGGTTTCAATCGCTGATCCGCGAACCACATAACCTTGCTTGATAGCAGCACTTAACATGCCTGAGACTTGCTTGGCATCAACCGGACTAAGCAAAGCCTGAATGGCTGAGGTGGCAATTTCTTTTGCACCCTTTTGGTGCAGATAATACAACGCTAAAAGCACACGCCCCATTTGCGGAGATACGCCATAGTTCACATCGGATCGCGGTCTCTTTGATGGCGGAGGGAAATGTGGAGCGGATTCTACGTCTACGTCAATATCATCTTCCGGCTCAAGGTCGAAAATCTCTGGCTCAGATGTTTTCGGAATATCATTCGCTTTGTTGACGACGGTCTCGGCTTTCTGCGTGACCGGTTCAGTCACCTCTGCACGAGTAAAAAAGACTCGAAAGTCCTGCTCTGGCATGCCAAGAACGACATCCGGGACATCCAGCGGCACGACAAGCATATGTCCTACTGGCAAGATCAACTCTTCTTTCAACCTGACGGCAATAAATCGTCCTGTGGATAATTTGTATTGAGGCACATTATATTTGGCAGATTCAAATAAAACATAACCAGTATCAACAAATCGACGTATTTCTGGCTGTGATGGACTTTCTGTTTTCGGAGTATCTATCTTAGCTTCTTCAGATTTCACCTCATTTTCAATATCGATCACAATATCCTCGGCTATCGCTTCACTTGCTCCAGTATTAGACATTGTTTGTCCTTTTTTGACGGTTTGAAGATGTTTGGTGGAGTCACTTAGATGCAAAGGTGTCAACCCCAATCTTTGCAATAAGCGTTTAGCTTGCGACCGCGCATTGAGATGAGCGCGCGGATCGCCGCCGCTATAGGTTAGCGTGCGCGTCTGACCGAAAACGGTAAACCGAATCGCAGGATGGTTACTTTTCCGGACATGTTCATACGCAACTCCATATTCATCCATGATATCAGTAATCGCCAACCGAACTCGTTGACGCGCGTCGTGTTGCATGCCGACCTCCGATAAGCGGCAAACAACGACAAACGACTCAGATAGTCAATGTATTTCCGGCTTTTTTCAAACGATCGAAAACAGCAAATTAAACATCCATCACAAAGTTCAGGCAAACCTATCACAAGTTCGGATAGCCGGCAAATTTGCGTTTTTGCGCCGTCGTCCACGTCGCGTTCGATTCGAAAGTTGTTCGCCGCTGAGAGTCAGATTATGCGATGTGGCGATGCGTTCGATTAACATGCCATCGAGGCTGATCACCTGCTCAGAGGTGAGACGACACGGCGTCTGATCCGCCGCAAGACTATCAAACACGATATTATGCCCATTGATCAAACAAGCACGTACGATGACAAATTTGCTCAAAACATTCGCGTTGCGAACGCAAGATAAACCACGGACATTTTGATACGATTCAATAACGGTTCCTTGACGAATCACGCCCTTGCTCAATAGCACACGCGCCAATGATGATTGCATTGCATCCTCAAATATGAACTTAACTCAAATAAACTGAAATATTAATTAGATTGTTTGCTTACGGCTTCGGCAATCTGCCGTAATACAGTTTGCTGATCAACAGGTATAATTGGATACTGAATAAACAATTCGACCAACAGATCACCACGATGGCCTTGAGCATCGCTCATACCCTGACCCGCCAATCTTAATTTCCGTGTTGAATCAAATCCGGTTGGAATGGCAACGCGCATAGAATGCCCATCGATTCCAACCACTTCAATTTCATTACCCAATAACACGTCAAATGCGGTCACTGGAATCGTCGTCAGCAAGTTCATCGCTTGACGAGTAAAACGCGGATGTGGAATTGTCCGGACAATGATATGCAGATCACCGGGACGCATATTTGGGCCGGATTGCTGACCGCCTTGCTGGACGACCAGACGCATTCCATCGTCGATGCCTGGCGGAACTTTGATTTTGAATTCTCTGATTTCACCGCCAGCGGTTTGCGCCGGAGCCTGCACCTGAAGTTCTTTACCAGTGAAGATTTCTTCCAGAGACATACGCACTTCTAGGTGTAAATCCTGTCGTTGTTGCGCATGCAAGTTTCTGAACAGATCATCGAATGGCGAGCGACCATGAAACATATTACCGGGATCAAAATTGAATTCGAAATTAAATGGATTGCCACCGGGTTGAAAATTTGCTTGTGGTTGCGGATTGACGATGGAATCGTACGCGGCATTGATTTCCTTGAACCGCGCCTCCGCCGTGGGATTGTTGGGATGCAAATCCGGATGACAGGTTTTTGCCAGTCGTTTGAACGCTGCCTTGGCTTGCTCGGGTGTCGCTCCTCTCTGTAGTTCTAATGTCGCATAAGGATCAATCATGGCTGTTGCGTACTTGTCGTCTGGGTAGCGCGCTTGGCGATAATATTTTCTAGCATGGTTAAAATAGCCTTTTGTTCTTCAATGTAGCGTTGCATCTCAATGAGATTGAGCGAAAGATTATTGTAGTTATCTACGTCGAGTGAAAAAATTGGTTGTTTCATATTAGTATCTTCTGCCAGTTTTTTCAACTGGTCAAGTGTCAATACCTGCCATTGTACCGAATTTAAATTCATCGGTTCTATCGGCGGAATTGCGATCGGCGTATTAGGCTGCACAATAACTGATGGCTGTGAGGTATTCCCACAGCCAGCCAACAATAAGAAAATCAGTAGCAAAGACTTACTGGCCACGAGAAACCGCTTGCACATGGGCGAAAAATTCACGCGTTTCTTTATTCAATTGCGCTTGTAAGGCAGATGGATTGCGCGTGGTAAAGGTCCGCGTGCGGACTAGTTTAACCGCTGAGTCGGCTTGATCACGCACCGCTGACAATGTCTGATCAGCTGTGCGTTGCGCCTGCTGCACATTGTTAATGTCGGCCCGCATAGCGTCATTGGCAGCTTCAAGATTTTTTGTCTCTACCTGCAACAAAGTCACCTGTTGATCGAGTTTGATAATAGTCTGCGACTCGGCGCGCAAATGCAAGATGACGCCGATAACAACTAAGATGATGACGATAGCGGCGATCATATAAGCGCCGATTTTGGAGCCTAGAAATGCTAACATAATCACACCTCGGCTTATTTAGCACATAAAAAAGGGGGCTATAACGCCCCCTTTTTTCAATATATCAATCTATGATAACCTGAAAGTGGTAGAAGCCATTGTAGTAAAATAATGATCAATATGACCGACATTACCACACGCACAATTAACGGAAAAGGCGGCGGTAACGGAATCTGGTTCAAAACCCACCAAATCAAACCAAAAACGAGTGCGACTATAAGAATATTAATTAAAAAAGAAACAAGCATGATATGTCCTAAAAATACAAGTGTATTTAATCTTCTTGCATGAGACGAAAAATCATCGCATCAGCCGAACGCGCAAATGCCAAATACATCCGCCGATAACGATGTGGACGATACATCCCGATCGCCCAAGGCCCTTCACAATGGAATAGCAGCCAGTGTGCATGCGGATGATCGGCATTCATTTCACAACGATAGAGTTGACTAAATTCGCTTTCTTTCTCCATCGTACATCGACAGAGACCTGTTGGACAGGCAATGCGAATGCCGCGATATAGACGCAGTCTGAACAATATTTCTTGCACATCGCGCCAGAAACGAATGATTGATTTTCGATACGATTTCATCAAATAATTAAAAGTCGTCTTTCACGTTGAGAACAGAACATAGGCGATCAATTCGATCTTTCAGCCAATTGGTCAGTGGCACGGAAGCAACTGTAATTTCCGTAGGTTTCAACTCTGATATTTTGCCGCTATGTAAAATATCACGCAGGATCGATCGACATTCCGCTGCCAATACGCGTGGATCAGATTCGTTTTTGGTTAACTGATCGCGCAGTTGTATCGCGGCTTCACGCATGGCTGGTTTACTATAGGGATCAGCGGCATCAATCCGAAAATTACCATTCTCTGCGATTTTTAGTCCGGTAGCCGTATGTTTCGTCACGCGAAATCCGATCATTCGATTCTCTTCATACCACGATTCAACTCGCCATGTTGGGTAGGACATATAATATCTCCTACTTTACGCTGAATGCGATAATTAAGATGTATCTCATGTCGTCGGATACCACGGTGCCATATGGATCGTTAAACCGCCATACGCACTCGTCCATGTTCCGGTTGTCGTCATGCCCAAACTATCACCAGGTTGCAGCGTTAGAACTGTGATATCGTCAGTCAAAGCCAAATCATTCGAAACATAGACCGTCGAGGTCACATCAAACGGTGTGACCACAAGCGAAGTACCAGCAGATAAGGCTATGCCACTAGCCGATTTGACAATTTGAAACGTACCGGCTGTGCTGCTGATCTGTTCAATACGTGCGTAGATCGCTGTCACAACCAACGGAAAAGCCGCGATAAAAATCGGCAGGATACTTGGGGTCGTGTTCGTGCCAGCCCAATGCGCACTGGCCGTGATCAATGATGTTAAAGGTGGTAATCCGGTGGCTGAAATTGTAACATCAACCATCGAATCACTCGCCGTAATGGTGATTCCTGAGCCAGCAATCAAAGATTTAACTGCTAGAATTGGACTTTGAGAATTTCCAGCCGGAGCCGCGACCAAGCCGACACCGTTCCCGGTAGCCGTCAAACTGACAGATTGAAGACTATTAACCATGTGACGATGATCCATGCGACGAATTTCTATTATTTAACAGAATCCTAGCATGTCGGTTGACACTTCGTGAGAATAGAGATATACAATCGAGAATAGAGATATACAGTTGGCTGAATTAGATTAAAGGTAAAAATGATTATCGCTGAAATTTTATTCGGAAGTTCATTGTATGGCACCGCGACCGCGACGTCGGATATTGACGTGAAAACGGTTTTCGTTCCACCGGTTCGCCAAATTCTTTTGAATCGCATACGAATACATGAAAGCAATCGCCGCGAGAAAGCTCAGGGTGAAAAGAATATCGCTGGCGAAATCGACATTGAGTCATTTGCTTTTCATCATTATCTAACCCTTCTCGCAGAAGGTCAAACCTTGGCGCTCGATATGCTGTTCGCGCCGGATTGGGCCATGCAGCGAGCCCCTCACCCAGTATGGAAAGAATTGGTCGATAATCGACATCTCTTGGTTAGCCGACAGGCAGCAAAATTTGTCAACTATTGCCGCGATCAAGCGCGGAAATATGGCATTAAAGGCTCACGCATTCATGCTCTACGGATGTTAGTGGCTTGGTTTGATCTGGAAATTAATCGTGTTGGTCCGAACGCACGATTGCGTGATGTGGCAGATACTCTCCCTGACTGGATTTCCAGTCATGGAATCGAACACACTCAAATCATTATGATCAAACAGGCGAACGGTGGTGAAGCACCGCATTTGGAATGTTGTGATAAAAAAGCACCATTCACTGTTACCTTGAAAAATGCTCAGGTAATCTACGCGACCGCTTTAGCCGAATATGGTGATCGTGCGTTGATGGCTGAGTCGAATGAAGGCGTTGATTGGAAAGCCTGCTCGCATGCAGTTCGTATCGGCTATGAAGCTCTTGAATTTCTCAACACTGGCTGGATTACATTTCCTCGACCGGATGCCGCTCATTTGCTGGCTATCAAGCACGGTCAGATTCCGTACCAAGATGTTGCTCAGGAAATCGAGTCACTGATGGATCAAGTGGTAGCAGCACAGGCAACGTCAAATCTCCCGGATAAACCGAATTATGAATACATCGATAATATCGTGTGCCGTGTTTATGGCGAAGCTGTGCAAAAAGCACCGCCATTTGCTTAAATCCGCATTGGCATATGGATCGGACTATGAATTCAAGATGATCACTTTTCCATAACTTTTTGTTTCCACAGAGTTGCCACTCACATAGCCAGTCTGATTGCTGACAAAACGCGTTGTGCCGATCACTTGATCAACGCAATGATGCGTATGTCCCCAGACAACAAGGGCGACGTCATCGCGAGTAAAAACATCTTCGAGACGCGAACAAAAACAGGGTGATAAAGCGTCATTCAGGAACCGTACATGGGCACCGAAGCTTACCGGCGCATGATGGGTCAGTACGATCGTCAAACCGTCATACGGCTTCTCTAGCTCTGCTAGCAGCCATTGTTTATCAACCGCATGCATATCAACTGTATCCTGCGGCACCAGCAGACGATCGCCGTAACGGATCAGTCGAAAATCATTCAATCCACGCTTGGCGGACAGCATGTTGACAATTGGGTCTCCAAACAGAGCAAAATCCGTCCATAGCGTCGCCCCGAGAACGCGAAGTTTTTGATCTTTAATGAGAAATTCACGGCTTTCGCGGTTCAAAAATGAAACATTTGTGCAATATGCACGATCACGGATCAAACCAACCGTGTTGATATATTCACGCGAATAGAATTCGTGATTGCCTGCGACTAAACAGATTTGCTGATCAGGAAACAAAGTTTGCGCTGTCTGGACACTGTCCGGACCATTATCGATGTCACCAGCCAAAAGCAACACATCGACATCGGCCAGTTCCGTCCGCAATCGATCACCGATAACCGCGAACTGTTTCGGCGACCAAAATTCAGCATGGAGATCAGACACGATTCCGATTTTGATATCTGTCATGGACACATTCAACAAAAAAATCCCGCGTTCATTTAAAATGGACGCGGGGAGGTTATATGGGGAGGAATTGCCTTCATCGCTGATGACAATATCGTCATTCTAATTTCAGACATAACTGTCTGACAAGACAAAATTATCGTTTCAATCAAATAAAACGGTTGATCTTGCCTGTGAATTCAGAATGTGGGGAATCTTCAGTTCCATTCTCCGGAAGTTCATCTACAATTGGCGTTTCAGCCAATAACGATTCCAAGGTCATTTGCATTGGATCATGAATCGTTCCAGAATAATGGGCGATACCGGCACTTTCTTGTGGCGATAATTGCTGGACTGGTCGTGCAGACGGATCAAAGCCATAGGCGGCGTCTCGCTTCTTCTTCGCCTCAGCTTCCAACATGCGCGCTTCCAACAACAAATTTTGCGCAATATTACGCTTCTGTTCAGCGCTTTCAGCACGCATATTTTGATCATGACGATTGAACTTTTCACTTTGCTGCTTGTACAAAGCTTCGTCCGGCGTGCGTGTATGACGCCCTAGTTGAGTTAGAATATCACTCAACTTGATCGGCTGATTGGGCAACGGCAGCATCAAAACTCGATATACTGGGACAGCAACAAGCATGGCTTGTTCATGCAACGTTGCCAAGATATCCTTGCCAGTATCAGGCATCAGCCGACGCGACAGCGCCAAGGCAAAACATTCTTCGTTCTGACCTTCAGGGCTTTTCAACACATCCATCACTGCCTGTTCATAACGCGGCGGTAAAGTATCCGTCGGAATAACCAAGGCATGATCTTCGCGATTGGGAATCTGCATAAAGGCCACAACACATCGCTGGTCAGTGTTGGCAATTTTGCCAACGTGTCTCATCATATCCATCAAATAAAAATTCCTTTAATTTATGTACGAGCGGACATCCGTCCACCACGCTGACGACGTGCATGCGTCATCTTTGGTTTGGTTGTTTCTTCAACCATCACATCTGACTCGTCAGCCAAAGCTTCGAGAGGTTGATCTGTGGTTTCTTCTGTCGGTTCGCTGGGTGTCGGGTTGGCAATTGCAGCAGCGGCAGTGCTGAACATGTCTAGCCGATCGCGCAGAGCAAGGATTTGCCGAATATTCTCCCACCCACGAAATGCGCCTTGATCGCACGCATGATCGATGACTTTAACTGCATCGGAAATATCAGTGACGTTTAGATTAACAGGAGGCTGATCAGACATTGAAATATAACCTTTATTTAGGAGTTACAAAATTCTAGTGAAACGTCTTCGCTGGTGTCAACATTAATGTTGCCTAGACGAACTAAATCTGGTGACCAGTGAAGATACAGATTCCAACTCGGATGTGGCACGAAGATTGGAAATTTTCGCATATTTCGAACCAACTGACCTATTGTTGGAATATAGGGTTTATTCGCAGGCTGTATTTTTGTATTGCAGCCACGCTTTCCATTACATGAAGAGCACGCAGCAGAACAATTGTCGTATGTCGTTCGACCGCCATATACTTTCGGCAGCACATGATCGATCGTCAGATTATGCCGCTCGAATTGTTGCAAGCAATATTGGCATTGAAAATTATCTCTTAGAAATATTAAGTGCGCGGCTGGTTGCTCGTTGTTAGCCACCCAAGTGCGAAAGCCTTTGACTTGTCGTCGTAACATAACCACGGCTGGAACTTCGATTGTAATGCTTGGACTGTGGACGAAACGATCCTCATAGACATGCAAAACGTCAACAACATCAAGCCACATGAGACGAACGGCATTTTGCCAAGAAATTGATGATAATGGCACCCAGTTGACCGGCGCGACATCAGCATTCAACAGTAAAACTTCGCTTGGCATAATTAATATTGCTTAAAGCATTCAAGTGTTAAGGCATCTTCATGAAATCTGAGATCGGCGGTGGATAATTTGCCGCCTTTACCAGAACCGGTGTCAAGAAAAACCACCTTACCGCCCAGTGTTCCCGTCATTACCAAAGGAAATTGTGAAACGATATCATGACCGACGATCACCATTCGATCCGCTGGAACCGTATCGACCCAACGATGCGTTCGATTAAATCGACCGGACGATTGATCAGTTTCACCGTAGAGCGCAAATTGCTCAATCGCACCTGATTCTGGGTTTGATGACCACAGACTCGGATGGGCAGCCGCATGCATGATCGAAATATGACCGATCTGCTGTATAAGGGCCGCATGGGATAACAAGGCGCGAAACCGACCCGTCCATTGACTGCGTTCCCGCGCGGTCAACGCTTCCAGCGCATCGATCGTAACTTTATTGCCTTCGCTAATGCGAAGATTATGCGCGTGATCCAAATATCGTGCGATTTTGCGCTCATGATTGGCAAGTACCATAGAGGCTTCGCCGTGCATGACGGCATGATGGACAATCTCGACAACCTCCAGCGCGTGCTTGCCGTAATCTACAATATCACCGAGCAGCCAGACAAAATGCTGTCGAGACCGTGCCCATTCTAATGCCTGTTGTAAGGCTTCCAATTCACCATGCACATCGCCGATGATTGTCATGCCAGCAAATCGTTTAGCTCGCAAATGAGCGTGCAAATCGACCGGCAAAGGCAATATCGGCTGCATGGTTGCATAGGCGCGAATATGCACCGTGCCGCTTTCAGGACGTGGCCCCAGCATATAAACATAGGCACCCTGTCCAGCGGCCAGATTGACGAGCTGACGACGCTGATCCATTGTCAATCCGGTGATCGGCACGACGGCGCGTTCACCGAGACTGAGTTTTAGAGCGACACGATGCCGCAATTCATTATACATGATCGAAATGAGATCATGACGTCTGGATGATCCCACGAGCTGATGCGAGATACTGTCTAAATCGACTATCTCATGTGGCTCGAACACATCAAGGCGATGCAAACTCTCGCATAAAATCAAACTGTGAAGTGGAATTACATAATGCACGATAACAGCCTCGGTCTGTATTTACTCCAACGTTAAATGGTTTAAAACTATAAGCGAAACATGCATTTTAAACTGCTAGTTCAGCAGGTTTACACGTCATGTGTCACGATTTTCATCTTCTTCCGGTTGGCATCCCATTTTTCCAATTTGCGATTGATGTCAAATTCTAATCGGCGTTCAATTTGGTCTGGTTGATCAAGATCTGCAAACGTCGTCAGATTCAGATAGCATATCGCCGTAATAATGCGTGCCAAATCATCGCGTCCTCGGCTGTTGATGAATTGGCCGAGCAAAACACCAAAATGCAACAAAAACCCTTCACTGAATGGCAGGCCAGCCGACTCCGGTAAAATTGGCGGTAAAACCGTAGCAAGTTCAGTTTCTCCGGACAATAATGTCCAGCCAATATCAACTGCAACAATGAAACAGTCGGTTAGTTCTTCTCGCACATCAGCCCAAGTTTTGTTTTTCGCATTGGCTGGTGATGTGACATTCAGGTAGGCTTGTGTAGCTTCGCCATATTCCTCAATTAACTTGAGGATACGACGATTCAAATTCGCGATCGAACGATTCGGATTCGCATCGCGTATCGCTTCGGCTAAACGTTCGAGTAATTCCATAAAGTCTTCCTATATCCTAGTTCCTATGAGTTTATCCCAAAAAATCATTTTGCGCTATAATGATCGAACGGACTACATATGATCTCGTAATATTAGAGACAGCGATATGACCACTCAAAATGAAGTTTTAGACAATCCTAAGTATCTGCCACTGCTTGATTATGGTTTTGTCGGGCTGACCGATTCTATGGGAAATGATGCTTCGATTGTTAAAGCGGCACGTGTCTCATACGGCACTGGCACGAAATCCGTCTCGGAAGATCGCGGTCTGATCCGCTATCTGCTGCGACATCATCATTCCTCACCGATCGAGCAAGTTTCATTTCAGTTTCACATAAAAATTCCAATCTTTGTCGCCAGACAACTACTCAGACATCGGACTGCGAGCGCGAATGAGTACTCGGCTCGTTACTCGATTATGTCCGATGAATTCTATCTGCCTGATGCATCACATATTGAGCCACAAAGCACGACAAACAAACAAGGCCGTGCAGGCAGTATCGATGACCATTCGAAGGAAGGTGTGCGGTGGCTGATGCAAACCGCCTACGAAACTTCCTACGCCACTTACAAAACACTTTTGGGCCAACGCGATGAACAGGTCATGGTTCATTATGATCCCTATGGCGATAATCCTTTATTAACCGAAGAGTTTCCAGGCATCGCACGCGAACTAGCAAGAACTGTTCTGCCAGTAGCAAACTACACCGAATGCTATTGGAAATCGGATCTTTCGAATCTGTTCAAGTTGCTCAAACTGCGTCGCGACAGTCATGCGCAATATGAAATTCGCGTATTGGCAGATGCGATGTATCGGCTTATCCAGCCGATCGTGCCGCTGGCTTGTGAAGCATTCACGGACTACATGATGGAAGCCGTGACTCTCTCGCGCATGGAAGTCGCACTATTGCGCGATTTGCTAGCCAAACAAGATAAAATCACGGATGAAGACGCTCAGGCGCATGGACTGACAAAGCGTGAAATCAGTGAATTCCGCCGTCGATTCTATTCGGATTGAGCCAGCAATCCCCATTTGCTAATATCACAGCCTTTTGCTGGGATTAAAGCAATAGCACAAAAGACGATTCCGGTGACTGACTTGGTCACCGGACCCGACTTGGTTCCGTGCTCGCCGGCTGGATATTGTTTGACAAATTCAGCGACACTCTCGGCTAGAGCATCCGGATTTTGATCCAATATATACACAACGACCGGCAAGCGGGCTGTTTTTGGTCCCATCCAAATTTCGTTAACGGGTTTCAACAACGCGATCCTTCTTGATATAGCCAATTTCAGCTGATCCGCGCTCATGATCCGGCGTAAAGAAAAAAGCGCTTTTGCAAAGCACGCAGCGATACCGATTTGGAGTCTCAGCAACATCGACGTGATTACAGGTGATGGCTTCCGGATTACCACTGCGCCGTCGCCGCCAATAGCCTTCAATTGTCCGACGCGGCTGCGGTAAACTTTCTCGCACACTGGTCACAACATCACGCAAAACGATTTTGCGCGGCAATTTCAATGATACACGCCAAAGTTGCAAATATGGTACGCTCTTACCATTGACGAAACGACGTTTTGCAAGGTTGCGCGATGGTTGAACGTGATCGGTGTATTCGCGCGACTGGATCAAAGCCAACACCGAGATGATGAACCGCCATGTACCCGATGTTTCGCGGATCGACCGATTAACAATATAACTAAAGGCTTCGAAAAACGGCTTTGGCTGACTTAAGATTTCATCATAACTCGGATACAAATCCGATAGCACATAGGATGCACAACCAGCCAGCTTGCGACAGATCGCTAACTGATAGTCGCGCATC